TCTTCAAATGATTCATTGATATTAAAGTTTACAAAGAAATCCATGGCGGTTAAATACTTATTAATTAATTTATTCATAATAGGTAAATACTGACGAATAATCTTTGTTTTGATACCAGTATCTTTTAATAAGTTGCCAGCAAACTCATAGTATTGTTTTTCGGTCGAAAGTTCTTCTTGTTTGGTAATCAATGCAGCCAACTGAGTTCTAAGTTCCTTTAACTTGGCGTTTTCTTCTTCTAACGAATCTTTCTTGGTTGATAAATCACTAATCTCTTTCCTGAGTTTATCAATGTAAGAATGTGCTGCTGATATGGTAGAATTATGTTTGATGATTTCATTATTATGTGCTGAAATGTGAGTATTGATTTCTTGTATCTTTTCAATACGTTTATTGGTATCTTCGATTTGTTTTTCAATATCTTTTAAAGCGGTACCCACTTCACCTTTTGTTTCATTAAGTGTAACAATCTGTTGAGTTCTGAAATTGTGGTCAATACCTTGTTTACAAGTAGGACAATTATCATGGTCGTGATAGAACACCACTTCTTTATCAATCTTTTTTAAACGAGATTCAAGTTTAGATTCTAAATGAATTAATTTGGTACCTTTTCTTTGTGTGACCATTTGGTCGGCAATTTTACTCTGTAACACATCAATATGTTTTTGTATCAACATAATGTTTTTACCAAGAGTTTGGCATTGTGTTTCAGAATCTTCTATTTCTTTTTGTTTTTTTTCAATCTCTGTATCGTTATGTTTTTTATGTTCTTCAATATTTTGTTTTTGAAAATTGATTCTTTCGGATGTTAAGTCCATTTCAAATTTGTTTTTGGTACTTGTATCTTTAATTAGAGCCATCTTTTCTTTAACTACGGCATTCATTGATGAGAAAATGCCGATGTCCAACAAATCTTCAATGATTGCTCTACGGTCCGATGGAGTTAATTGCATAAATGGAACAAACGAAGCCGAACCCAAAATAACAACTTGAGTGAATGATTTATAATTTAATTTGAGAATAAACTTTTCTAGATGTTCTTGATAGTCTTTTGCCTTGGCATCTTGGTCAACCATGGTGCCATTACAATATACTTCAAATGTATTTGGTTTGATGCCTCGAATTACTTTGTATTGTTTTTTGCCAATAGAAAACTCTATCTCAACAATACAGTCTGCTTGATTGATAGAGTTAAGTAATTGTGGTTTATTGATTTTACGAAATGGTTTACCAAAAAGACCAAAACACAAGGCATCCAGAATAGTGGACTTGCCCGCACCATTGTTGCCAATGATTAGTGTGTTTGGTGACCTCTGTAAATCGATTTCTGTAAAATATAATCCAGTGGAAAGAAAATTCTTCCATCTGACTTTTTGAAATATAATCATGCCTGTTCTAAGTTCAATGCCTCAACGTATAGTTCTTTTAAAACTAATTTGAGTTTGTCATTATTAATATGTTCTTCTTTAATACCATCCACAAACTTGTTAATGATTGAAATGGTATCTTCTGCTTGATTAACTATATCATCATCCAAGCCTTCTGTCAAGTCTATCATATCTTCAGCAATGGTAATATCAATTGGATTAACATTGTATAAATTCTCCATAAACTTGTCAAACAGATATGGATTTGTTTTGTTAACTACCACTACTTTAACGTATGTTCCGGCATATTTGCTTAAATCTTTACTGGTAATTTCTGTAATGCTTTGTTCTTTATCATCATATACGGTACGATGAAACATTACGTTAGGATTTTCAATAAACTCCAACTGGCGGCTAGACAAATCAAAAAGGTGAAAACCCCTTGGATCATTATAATCTTGCCAGGTGAGTTCGTATGGGTTACCCAAATACCAAATATTATCTGCTTGAGAACGATGGTGAAAATGACCACTAAACACCATATCAAAACGTTTAAATAAATCACGGTCGTATCCTTCATAATTTGGTATACCACGATTCATTGAAAACCCAGAAATTTCTAAATGCCCCATACAAAGCGATGCATCTGTGCTTTCAATAACCTTTAGACTTTCATCATAGTTATCGGCACAAATCCATGGAACCATACAAATCTTTGTGTTGTATACTTCAATGTTTGTAGGTGAATCAATAACATTAATATTGTTATATTCTTGTAGTAATAAATGTACTGAGTTTACATTATTGGTATTTTTAAAATAGGTGTCGTGATTACCAGCCAACATATGAACTTTAATGCCTTTGGCATATAACTTGTCAAAGAACATTTCTCTTGCACGCTTTAATGTGAAAAAGTTTATATACTTTCTACGGTCAAATGTATCACCTAAAATAAGAACAGTATCAATACCATGCTCATCAAGAGTTGGGAAAAAAGTATCTCGATAAAATTTTTCATAATAATCCAAAAAATGGATTGAGTCATTACGAGCACCAAAGTGCTGGTCCGTTATAATAGCTATTTTCATTTCGGTTTGGTTTTCTATTGTCAACGTCATTATAATATTTAATTTCTAATACAGATTCAAGTGGTTGTTGGTTGGCAAACACAGTTGCCTCATGTAGTGTTTCGAATGATTTAACCTTTAAGCTTCCTCCACTCAAAGTATAATTAACTTTGTACATTATATCACTCTCCTAAAAACTTTTCAATACCCTTAGGCTTCTTTACCTCTTTTTTCTTTTCTCTGGCTTCTTCATAGTTCTCAATAAACTCGGCAATGTTATCATACAGTTCGAACTGCCTTGAAGTACCATCTTCAAACTCCATTAATTCCATTTCATCTAATATGCCCATTTGTTCTGTGGCTTTATACTTAACATATAATTGTTTCTTTTCTTTTTGTATTCTTCGTAAAAAGGCATAGTAGATAATCTGTGTAAAGTAAGCAAATGGATTTTTGGACTTACTAGGATCAAAGTTATCAAAATACATTAAACAGTTTTCAATACCATCAGACATCATTTCATCACGATAGGTATAGTTTATAAAATTGGGTTTGTGTGATAGACCTTCGGCAATCTTCATAAAACATTCGCCAATGTAATTTGGAATAGGAGGAGGCGGTGCATTGTCCTTCTTGGCCACCTTTTGTGCCTTCTTGTAATCAATTAACGCCTGTAAAAAGTCGGCATTGTTTATATAATGTTTTTGTTTAGTCGCCATGTTTACCACATAAAGTTATTGACATTCGCTTGACAAGAGTGTAAAGTCGAGTATGTCCTGGGTTGAAAGTATTAATGTATTGTATCATTACCTTGTTTTATAGTAGTTAATTCATTTACTATCTCTTGTATTTCTTCATCATTCATTTCGTCAATTGAATCCTTTGCCTTCAACAAACGTTTAATTTTTTCTACAGTATGGAGATAATACTCAGAGAATTCTTCATCAGGTTCCAAAATACAGAGAACATCTTGTATTTTTAATTGTATTTGATTTTTCTTTAACAGTTGTACAGGCAACCAATGACGCATAACCAAACCAGAATGATTTCCACGGTAATCAATTTCAAATGACATGGGTTCTTCAATGTCATAATATTGAACGCCATTGGCTGTTACTGTACCAACAATATCTTCACCATTCTGTAATTTAATAATTTTTATATTATCCATTTTTAAGGCCTATCTTATAGATTTTGAATGGGAACTTCTCATTATTATATATCTTTGTTCTTTCCACGAAATGTTTTAATGTATAATTCATATGTTTTTTATATCTGAGGTCATCTGCTATGTCGTATAATGTGGCTATTTCTTTGCCATCACTTTGTCGTAAACTTCGTCCAATACTTTGCAAAGTTCGAATACTCGATTTTGTTGGCATCGCAAATATAATGTTATGCAAATTCCTAATATTAATACCAGTGCTAAAAGTCCCAAAAGAAGCCACAATAATAGCATCGTTTTCTATCTCCATAATTTTTCGTATTTCTTCACGGTCAGTGGTTTCTGTACCGCCATAAACAAAGAATATTTTTCTATTGCCAATATTCTTGGTGTCCTTTATCATATCATACAGGACACGGCCATGTTTGTCAACCATTTGAAAGAGTATAAGAGTATTTTTACCTAAGCTAACTGCAAGATTCTTAATGAATTTATTTCTTGTTTCGTGTGTAATAAGATACTCAATTTCTTCTTGGTATGTTTTATCTTTTAACTTCAAACATTCTTCATCGGTATGTTTTAAAACTAAACATTTAATTTGAAAGTTGCTGTTTATCAATAAGTTCTTTTGTTGAGATTACTTTTTCCACAGAACCAAATAAACCTTCTAACACCAGTTTGTGTGTTTTAGTTCCATCTAAAGTACCTGTAAGACCAATACGGTATTTGGCATTGATACAAGACGTGAGAATGGTGGTGAGTGATTGTGCCTTGAATAGATGTGCTTCATCACCTATAATATAATCAAATTGGTGGAAGTATTCTTTTGGCATTTTATACAATGATTGCCAAGTGGAGATTATTAAATCTTTATCAGATTCTTTTTCTTTGCCTTGATAAATGCGGTGAATATTGGTCATTTCACCATTATTATAATCACCAAAGTCTTC